TCAAGTCGCGCTTGAGACTGCGCGGCCCACTGGCTTACGGTTACGTTAGCCAAACCCTTCCACCCTAGCGACACGCGCCCCGAAGTCTATACTTACTGTCTGTGTGCAGCGACACTGTATCGTTTCCGAAGCTGGCCCGCCTGGATCACCTGGGTACATTAGCTCAGATTTGCCCACTTCAAAAGGCTGATCGAAAGCCCGCTCTTGCCCTTCTGCCGCCGCGTGCGTTGGCCGTGTGCGAGCATCCCCGCTAGCGTCCCACTTTTTCGTGGTGTCGCCTTGTTCAACCTCGCCAAGCTCAATCGCTTGCTGTATAGACTCAACCTGACCAGCTCTAAGGGCATTGATTGATTCAGTGCGCGATATGACCTCGCCCCGGTATCGAAGCGTATTGTTCTGCATCTGTACAATGGCAGCATCTATCTGCGCGCTTGGCACTTGGGTGCCGTCGCGTACTGCACGCTTAAACGCAGCATCGAAGCGCCGATCTCTAAGCTCGCGGGTAAGGTAATTAGGGTTTAAGTCTTGCAGCTCCTGCCGTGCGCTAACAGACCATCGCGACTGTTGCTCGGTCATGCCTATAAAGCCGCCAGTACGCTTGCGCGTCTGCCGGTTAACGCGGCCCACAAGATCCAGTGCAGACGTGCGCGGGTTTGTGCCTTTTGCCAGCGCGTCGGTTAGGACAGAGCGTACCATCGCCCGCTGCTCGTCAAAGACTTCAACAATCATTCGACTAGACATGTCAGCAAGCCAGCGCTCAGCCCTTGGCAATGTGATATTAAACCGCACGACAAGCGTCCCAGTTATTACAGGAACTGCGCCAACTTGCGCGGCACCTGTTAGCCCCCCTGTAATATAAGCCTGCCGTATAGCCTCCGTAACGCCTTGGAATGCAGACTCATCAAGCTGCAACAGGTCTATAACGCCGATAACATTGCCGACATTTAACAGATTAACGATTTCCTGAATTGTCACTTGGTCCCGAATTGATTGCACAGACTCACGAAAGGCGCGAACCACTGCGCGCTCTTGCTCTGCTTGGATCTTCTTTAGGTCGGCCATAGCGGCATCCGGTTATGTCTAGTCTGCACAGTATAGCAAAAACCCGCGATAGGCGGTTTAAGTAGTAGTTCCGTAGAGTTCAAGGAACTCTAAAGACTCAAAGCCTGCCTTATCAATCGTGGCAGGAAATTTAATTGATGTAGAAAAAACCGTACCTGTTGAAAATGGGTACGATTGCGGCTCTGGAAAATCAGTTTCTTCAGCCGTAAAAAATCTATCTCCCTTTCCAATAGTGGGCCTCGCAGTTTTGCAGTTAAAACCCATGGAAATACCAAGCCTTTCCCACGCGGCGTTAATTCTTTCTTGAATATTCCATGGGAGTCCGGCCTGCCTTTCCTCTACAGTAATTAGTGCACCTGCCATTAAAAGGTCGTTCATTTGTGCCCGTGTCATCTCAAAGTCTTTCATTTTTGCTTTCCTTTTGATTGTATTTTGTATAACTGCAAGCTACGACTTCAAAAAAACCCGCCAAGCAACCGTTGTGCCCGCTGCCGGTATAGGCTCTACGATGATCACCTGTAGCTGCCGACCGTCAATCGAGAAGCGGTCAGACTGCACAGGGTCGAAGCCGAAGACAGAGCAAATAAGCTCAAGGTCTTGCATGGATATGAAGCCGTCTTGAACGTACTTAGACGATACGCCTTTAACCGATGCCGTGACAGCGGTCACAACAGGCACGCCCGGCGTCGGGTCGTATGACGGGCCGGTCGCCTCGCCGTCGCGTATGTGCGTGATAGTGCCTTGCGCTTTTTCGCTTAGCAGCTTTGTAGCCGTGCCCTGTAGGCGGGTATAAAAGCTCATGCCCGAACCACTCGGAACGAGCTACCGCCGTGGCCACCTGGGCGAAGAATCTTATAAAGCGCAGCGCTGATGGTTCTCACAATAGTCTCTGACGCTGCGCTATCCATGTACTCAACTTCGATCACGTCCACCTTTTCGCGTTTAGTTGCACGCTCTACAATACGCAAAGGATCAAGGGCCGCGTCGATCGCCATCGCTGCGGTATAAACTCCGTTCTTTAGCTCTTTCGGTATTGTCTCGCGCTCAATGTAATATCGGTCAATATAGACCTCATCGCGGGGCCATTGCAGCGGCTGCGCTTCAATGTGCTTGTCACCAATAAATAACCGGCTTTCAATGTAGTCCATCGCCTTGATAATCAGGATGTCTGTTGCTGTTGTCAGCGTCACGCCTCTAGCTTCTGCATACGCAGACAGCGCTGCCTGCGTTACATACGAGTTTGCACCTGCAACCACTGTGCCGTCTTCTACAATAATTGTGGTCATTTTATCCCCGGCAGCCTATCGCGTATAAGTTGGCTTTTTCTTGCCACTGGTTTTTGAGTCACTTGGTTTTGCTGGCCGCTTTGGTTTTGGTTTCATTGCCATTATAACGCTCCGATATAAAAAAGGGGCAGCACATGCCACCCCTCTAGTTCACGCTGCTTTAGGCTTAGCCCATTACAGTTGCAATGAAGTCCGGCTTGAAAGCCTTGACGCCCCATACCGCAGCAACTTCAAACATCGCCTTACGATAGCCGATGTACGAGCTAACCAAGAACACCAGACCGGAGTTAGGGTCTTGTACCAGCAGCTCATCGACAGCAGCATCGCCGCCAGCAGGCTTAGCAGGTGGACGCATTGCCATTTCAATCGCAGCGCGGTGGAAAACCACGTTGCCGGTGTAGTTGTTTCCCACAACAATATCAGCGCCGTCTGCAATCGCTACGCGAAGGCCAGGGGATGCAATGGTAAAGCTGCCGGAGGCAAATGCGCCAGTTACCACGTACTTATTTACAGCGTCGCCAGCGAAAGTAACTACGTCGCCTGGCAGGACAGTGCCTGTACCAGTGTCTGCGGTGATAACAGTTGCACCAACAGCAAGAGCGCCGTTTGTGTCGTAGTTAACGCCGGTTCCTTTAGTGTGGCTTTGAACGCCTGCGGATTCTTTAAGCATAATGCCCTGCAAGTCCAGCAACGCGCCCTGACGCAGCAAGTCGCCGCCGCCTGCCTCGTTCACTTTTTGCAGTTGCGCCAGATTGCGGAGCTTGGTACCGGCCAGCGTGTTGAGAACCATAGTAACCTGGTTATCCATCGGCGTGCCGTTGTCTACCAGGATCTGGCGAGCCTCTGCTACAGTGTCAAAGTCAGAGCCGAACGGGGTAGTGCCTGCGGTGCCGGTTGCGCGCGATGCGTTCTTGTAAGCCTCTACGAGAATGGATGATTCAATCTCGTTTGCAATCGTGCGCATAGCCTGGCGGATCTGATCGCCGTAGATTGTTTCAAAACCGCTGCCGTTATTAACGCTGCGAATCTCTTCGCCACGCCACGGGATTTGCACAGCACGATCATTGTTGATGGTCAAAGTCTTGTTGCCGACTGTCTGATCCGTGCCCTCTGGAATAGTCATTGAAGGCGTAGGCGTGATCGCAGTTGCTTGGTTAGTGAAGAACGAGCGCACGGTATCGCCAACGGCTGCACGTTCGGCAGTTGCGTTACGGGTCACGCTGGAAGATGCGCCGGTCAGCTCGCGACCAACGATGTCGGCAGCAATGTAGATGTCGCCTGCTAAATTTGTCAGTGTATTAGACATGGGGTTTACCTTGAGTTAGTTAGTCCGCGACAACTTTGCCGCCGCCTTTGATAAAAGTTGATCGCTCTGCTTGACCCATAGAGTCAAACTGCGAACGTTTTGCCGTCTTATCGCTTGCAGCACTGCCGCGTGCGCCGGTAGCCCCGCCACCGCTTGAACTGTTCCCGTCCACTAAGAACGGGTATTCTTTCGTCAAGTGTTCTTTTAATACGTCAGCGGAAACTTCAATACCGCCGATTTCATAAGAAACTGTTTCGCCGTCATGCTTTGCGTATCGCGCTGCATAATCTGTTAGCACTTCTGCGCGCTTGGTATCGGTCTTTGCAAGGTCGCTGCCGATGCGTCCGGCTTTTTCCTTGATGTCGCGCTGTTGTAACTGCTCTTTCCAGGTCTTGTTGCTAGTGCGCTCTGCAAGCAAATCAGCCTGCGTGCGCTCATACAGTTCCTTAAACTCGCCTTTTTCTTTCTGCCTGTCGTCATCAGCAAGTCGGCTAGACTCTTCAAGATCGCGGGCTTTCTGAGTTGCTGATTTCTTCTCTCCCAGAAGCTCATCGACTTTCTTTTTGAGTCCGCCAGTGGACTCTTCAATCATCGCCTGCACTTGTTCTTGAGTGTAGGTTTTTGCGTCTTGCGACATGTCTGATTCTTGATTTACTTCAATCATATTTAGCCCCAAGCTAAAAAGGTTACAGCAGGCCACAAGCCCACTTGCGTATAGTCTAACACATTATTCGTCAAGTGTATTATTTGCTAAATTCTCTGCCGCGTCCACGTCAATCTCTTCGTCAGTGCGCGCCGGGTCTAGTCTGCCTGCTTGGCGAAGGTTGCGCCTTACATCTTGCTTGGCTACCAGGCCCCGATCAAATAGCGCAATGTCTGCCATTACCTGTTGTGGGTCAATGCCATCTTCAAAGAAGTCCCTGTTAAGCCTGAATTGAACCTGCGCCGGATCAACGCCCTGATATTCCGCCATGTCTTCAAGCGCTGCCTCCATAGCTTCCGACACGTTGCCGACAAGCATTTGCAGCACGCTTAGTTCAGATGCTGCGTTGATGCGTGCCGTTTCTGCTGTCTCTGCCTGCCCGCCTTTGCTCACCAACTTAGCGCCGATAGAAGCCATTTCCTCGCGCAAGTCTTGCAAGGCAACCCGCAAGCTAGATGACTCTGGCGCGGTGGCCGTTGTGAACTTGCCATTTGGCCCAAGGAAGTGCCCAGCCCTTGCGCCAACTATTACGCCGGAGGGGTTAGCCTCTGCAAACGCTGCAGGCGAAAGGTCGGAGCTAATGCCTAGAGTAAGCTGGCCATGAATGAACAGGTTTTCTCTATGGTCTGCCGTTGTCTGGTAATGGGCAATGTTAAGCTCTGCCAGCGGATAAAGAGGCGGCATGTCAGGCTCTGGCAGATTATTCATTGCCCCGATAATATGAAAAGGAATACGATTCCATGTATCAGATCCGCGAAGGGGCGCGTACGCATCGCTTATCGGGTTCTCTTCGTCGTCGTAAACCTGCACAGTAAACACACCGTCAGTTAGTCGCAAAACCCTAAACTGATGCGTTTTCTTTTCGTCAAATTCATTTATGTAGATTTCAATCGGCTCTTTTAGCACAACCAGCGACAGAACAGACTTGCCAAGGATAGTCTTTACCCTAACCTTAATAATTGACTCGGCAGGGTAAAGGCACATATAAGGGCGCAAGTCTAAAACACGCACCTGCTCTGCTGTTAGGTTCTCTGGCGCTTCTGGATAATCTGCCAGAATGCCGTAGCGACCTGTTTCCATAATATCGCTACATATTTCTTTGCCAACCTGAGTAAGCGACTGGCCAACGCCGTCGGCATTCTCTGACACGTATTCTAGCAGCGGCGGGACATCTGTCTCTGGATCATGCCGGAAAATAGCGCCTAATAGTGCCTCTTTGGTGCGCCCGGTGATGTTCATATAATACGCGCCTTTCTTGTACTGCTCTTGGCGCTCTTCGTCTATCGGGTTAAATTTGCGTAAAAAGTTGCCCTCATAAACTGCCGGGCCACCAGTAGCAGCCGCCCGCGTTTTGTGCCAGATGTCCAGCATCTTGGTGTAGTTCGTGTCTGGTGTGGACAAAGGCATGTCGGATTCCTAAAAAGGTTTCTAAGATTGTATCACATTGCAAATTTAATTGGCGCAACTGCGACGCGCTTGTTTTTTATCATCGGCCCCAATGCGTAGCGCAGCGCATCAATGTAATGGTTGTTTGCATCCACAACAATCGGCAAGATGTCGCCGCTTAGCCTGTCCTGCTTGTAACTGTAGAGCGCAAATTCTCTGGCCGTCTGCTTGCATCGAGGGTGAATAACAACCTCATCGAAAGACCTGATGAACTCGATCCCGTCTTCTACGCTGCCCTTCCACTTATCAACGCCGACCATCCTGCCAAGGCCGTGGCGCGACAGGTAATTGATTGATTCGGGCCGTGCGCTATCTGCGCGTGATGCGTGGTCAGCAATGCCGGGTATTTGGGCGATTAAATAAGGTGCGGTGTTGTCTAACTCTAGCCCGACGCGCCCGCCGTCATAGTCAATCATCAGAGTGTTTGCTACTACCCAGCAGCGCAGGCCGGTTGTAGGGTCTTGAGCAAAGCCAAAGTCGACGCCGTAATATGGCCCGTCCGCTCCCGCTGGCGTATCAAACTCGGCAACGCGCCACTTCCCTTTGAAAACTTGCGCGTCTGTGTGCGTGAGGTATGCGCCTTCCCATATGTGCGCGTAAATCTCTGGCGGCATAGTGGCCATAGCGTGCAACCGCTGTTCTTCTAGCTCTACAGGGAACCACGGATTGTCTGTGTGGTTCATCTCCACAATTTTAGATCGAGGCGGCATGTTCTGCACAAACCGCAAATCTACCGGGCTTCCTTCAATCTTTGGATTCCATAGGACCCATATCTCAGAACCTGGGGCGCGAATGGTAGGCTCAAGCGCTACCCACGAGTGTTCCGGCACGTCCTCTGCCTCTTCAATGATGCAAAGGTCTATCTGTGCTAGTGATTTGATGCTGCCGATATTGTGACGCAATCCTCGGAATATGAACTCGGTGCCATTGATATTGCTGCGAAGGTAATCTATGCCGACATCATATGCTTTTTCCAGCCAAGGCTCTGATGCAATAGCGTTTTTCAATTCAGCATGAAATGACTCTTTAATTGAACCCTGGAACTCTCGCGTGCAGAGAATTCGCAGCGGCTCAATCACGCCCCATATTGCGGCCATCTTTGCGAAGTTAAACGACTTGCCAGACCCTCGCCCGCCGTGTGCACCTCTGTATCTAAGGCTGCCGCGCTTGGGCGTAAATACAGGTATTAGTTTTGGCGGCGTCTTAACCTTGGCTAGTGTCATCGTCTGGCCCGACTAGCTGGATCATTGTTGGCGTCATGCTGCCATCGCTGCTTGTGTGGTCAAGCTGTTTGCGGTCGCCATAATGCCGAGGCGCAAGGCTTTTTGCAATCCACTGCACTTGAGATAGGCGGACGTTAGCGAACCGATAATCCATAGCCTCAGTGCCCAGATTGTTAAAGTCCTCAATAATCGCATCAGCTAAGTTATGCGCGGTCACTTCCTTGGCCGCTAGATACCCGTCACGAAAAACCTCGTCGTATAGCCTGTGATGCGGATTAAGCCAGCACCAAACCGTGTTGGCCTTGGGCATCTCGTCGGGATAATCACGGCAAATAGTTTTGACCCCGCCGTGGTCGCCGCTTGCGATCATTTCAAGCAAGCGGTCCTTGATCTCTCCGCTGTAGCCTTCGCGGTCGTGGCCGTGTAAATCTGTCATTTTAATAGCCTCAATATATCCTGACACGCGCCAATCTGCGCCGTTACGGTTGCGTGTCGTTCGGTAAGTAGTAGATAATTTCTGACAGCGGCGTCTGTAGGTCTGGCGATGGCTCCATTATCCACGCCGGTATTGTCGGCAGCGGCGGGCAGTTTGGGGCAGGTTGCACTGACGCGCACCCGCTCAGGATTAGCGCGCATGCGCTCAACAGTAGCGCGGCTTTGCGCGAGTTGTTGCATGTATGCTTCGTCAAGTGTGGCGATCTCCTGTTGTTTAGCCTGGGTGCGTTCATGGGATTTTGTTAGTGCATTTGCGTTAGACGCGGCAATGTCCGACAGCTTAGCTTCGTATCGCCATTCTTGAGCGTAGTACACTGCAAAGCATGCAAGCACCAAAAATGCCGTTAAAATGCTCCTGATCATTTTAGCCCCGAAAGGCACAGCTCGCGCTCTGTTGCGCGCCTGGTTACTAAGCCAGGCAAAACACGCCCGCCCGCGTGTTTCCATCGCGGCAATTCATTACAAGCGCCCTGTAGGTCGCCCGCTTTAGCTTTGCGGAGAAGTGTAGATGATCGGAAAGCGCCCACGCCAACATTGTAAGTGAACGATCCAAAAGCAGCGCGAACCATAGGAGGTGCGTCTGGCAGATGCTTGTCAACCTCTGCCATAGCCCATCCTAGGTCTTCGGATAGCAGGTCTCTGCACTGACCTAGCGTCTTAGTCTGACCCATAACCGCAGTGCCTGTGTGGCCATAGCAGATTGTCGGAATTCCTACCGGATCTAGATAAGTTGTCAGACGCTCACCCTCAAAGTAGGCAACTATGCTAGCCGAAGCGGCTAGTGATCCAGCAATTAGCGCCCTGCGAAGTGCAATCACGGCTTCACCATTTCCTGATTTTTCTATAAAAGTCGATTATTACTGCCGGAACTTTTGGCGCTATGACTATTATCTGAAAAAGCAGATAGATAATTGTCAGGATATATACCCAGCTTTGCAGCGGTATGCCAAAAACGCTCTCAGCGGATGCCACGGCAATCACTGGCGCGGCCTTCATTGCTGCGTTCCCGATGTCAATTGCAGCTTGATGTTGGCTCATTAAGCGAGGCCCCAGCCCTGTACCTAGAAAATGGTTTGTATTTCATAGATTATTGCACGGCTATGCAACGGGGGCAAATTTTAGGTGTAAAAAAGCCCTCGCTTGGAGGGCTTTTTATCTTGCAAAGGGGACGCCAATCCCCTCTTTAAATCAACAACCGGCATGCGGAAGTATCACACAAGCGCACTATATCACTTATATATTTTCATGGCAATCAGCGCATATTATTTTAGCCTGAAACCGTTATCGTACATAAGCCCGGCAATCTCTGCAATCACTTTATCGCCGGAAAATGTGCGGATAGCGTCTATTGCTGCTTCGCGCTCTGACTTGATGGGGCGAGGCCCCCTAGTGTCCATTTTTAGCGCCTTGGCTGCGCTATCTTTGCCGCCGTGCAGCTTGACTGCTTCTGTGATTTCTTCGTCCGTGTATCTCTTCATAATTAAGCCTCTGTATTCATTAGTGGGAGCGCCTAATCAGACTTTTCATTGGGTTGCATAATTTGCTCCTCCGAATGTGTGCTCAGGCGCTCCCCTGATAGATACAGCCGGGCAAGCCCGGCGTATGTCTTACGTCTTTTTCCACTTTATAGTGTCATGAGTCGTTCCTTCAATCAAATAATAAGCCGTATCACCATCATGAATTGTAATGGTTTCATCGACATATTCAGTGCGGCCTTCAAACACAATAACATCAACATTAAACGGGCCGGGCTTTGCCGTATATCTTAGCCGATCACACTCCCTTGTAGTGGTTTCTCCGTTGGCGCGGATTAGTTTTAGGCCTGGCATGGGGTCTCCGTGGTTCGGTATTTGATGATGTCGCCAGCCGCGCCAGTTCGTATCCAGCGGAGATTATTGAGTGCGCTCAGCCCTA